TACCCGGAGGGTTCCTGTCGCATTCTAGTCGCGAGATTGGAAAGGTGGCGGTTGCCCGGTCGCGGAATGGTCTTCCGAGAATTATCCCTGCGTTCGCACGTAGAGAAATTCTTCGTGGTAACACGACGACAATCCGGCTATGGCTAACTTTCTTCGGGTTATACCGTATTCTTCCTTGCAAGGGTGCACCAAAGTTCAGTACTATACTGAACCCAGGGCGGGTAATTTCCAATGATATGCTAATGCAACTCAAAGGATTTATCCGTAACTCTTTCTTGGTTGAACTTGGAAAATTTGAAGAAGTAGAACTAGTCGATATCGGGACCTCTGTCCTGGATCGACCGGAGCCATTCGTAATCTCCAAGGCCTCAAGTGATAAACGCGAGGACCCTGAGATGTCAGTAACGGCATCCCAGTGGAAGTTACTAGGTAAAACTGCACCACAGAGTGTAACAGCTCAACCTACCGCCTTCGCCCATAGAGTCCATGCGGCTCACTGTTGGGCCTATGGAGAGTGGGCTAAAACCCCTGCTAACCTTCTTGAGAATTATCTTAAGGAGGTTCCAGGAGGACATGGTACAACCAAGTCCTTTTGGACACTCTTACTCGAGACAGCGGAGTTCTGGCCGTTGTGTAAGGCGTTGCACCGGGCTGAACGGCTTTCAGCCGTTCATGATCCTAAGACTAATCGTCTTAGAGGTGTCAAAGACGGCACTGCCGTCTTGCCTAATGCACACCCCACAGGGAAGAATGCCTCCGGGCGTTTAGCCCTGCTCGAGGAAGCAGCCGGTAAGGTTAGGGTGGTCGCACTGCTAGACGTGTGGAGTCAATGGGCACTTAAGCCACTTCACAACTGGATCTTCGATCTGTTGAGAAGTATTCCTCAAGATGGAACATTCGACCAGCTCAGGCCGGTCAAAGCCCTTCTAAGGAAGGTAGGCAATGATACTACGATTTATTCGTATGATCTTAGTGCTGCTACCGACAGACTTCCTGTAGTAATACAGGAACTCCTATTGGCTCAAGTGTTTGGGGACTCATTCGCTAAGTGCTGGCGAGAGCTCCTCGTAGGACGTCCTTACTGGGTCTCTGAGAGAACCCGGCGGGAACGTGGGTTAGCTACCCGTGCCCTTCGGTACGCCGTTGGGCAACCTATGGGCGGGTATAGCTCTTGGGCTATGCTCGCTCTGACACACCACCTTATGGTGCAGTTTTCTGCGTTCCGTGCAAACAAACGAGGTTGGTTTACCCTGTACGCGGTCTTAGGTGATGACATTGTCATCGCTGACAACCGTGTGGCCAAGAAATACCGTGCACTGTGTCGGCTCCTCGGAGTTGAGATTGGATTAAACAAGAGTCTAGTCTCAAAAGGACGTACTCTCGAGTTCGCTAAGAAACTCTTCTACCAAGGAGAGGACATTAGTGGATTACCTCTTAAGTTCTGGGCTGCCGCGCAGTCTAGTTCTGGAGTCGCTTGCGCTTTAATTAGCCAAGTTAGGGAAGGAACGTTCTCCAATGCAGTTAGGGCTCTTGGTGCTGGGTTCAAGGTCTGCGCAAAAGTGTCTGACACACGCTGGGAACTGCTACCCCGGCGGATTAAGGCACTTGCAGTATCCTTGACGCACCCGTTCTTGGGCTCTCGTTTCGCGTTTAAAACATGGACTGAG